AACCAATCCTCTTGGTCTCGAATCCTATCGTCATACCTTTCCCAAAGTAATTCCTTAAATCGGTGTAGGCGGTTCATGTTAGGCATTTTCTTCCTCCTTTATTTGTTGAATCCTTCTTTCAGCTCCCCATTTATTTATAAACATCATGTTATGACCAGTGCCATCCTGATACTCTTCTTGGCTATCCTCATCAATAATGATCCAATAGTCTTCTACCAATTCAACTGGTTTCCAATTAGACATCGTCATCCTCCACTGGGTTTAATTGCTTGGCAAGGTGCAACAACTGGCTAGGTGTATAGCCATCGAGCACCAACTGGATCAAGTTATCGACTGTAAAGTCGGCAAAGTAGTCATAGACTGAAATGGCATTGTCCTCGCCAACCAAGTCTTTCAACTGGTTATAGTCCATCATGCACCTCCGTTACATAGTCAATGTATTCATCGGCATGAACCATCTCTCCCTTTTCCAAAATAGAAGAGTCCTCGTTAAACATTTTCCAAGCAATATCTTCAGCTTTGCTTTTAGTCTTGCAATTAACATCTATCCAACAAAGGGTAGTCTCTTCCCTTGCTATGCATACTCGATATTTAGGCATCTTCTTCCTCCTCCTCCATGTCTTCCAAATAGCACTGTCTTGGCTCTTTGAAGAACACAACAGTCATGTTGCCATCTTCATCGTATGACATCAGCCAGTCTGTATGACCAAACTCTTCATCACAATACTCATCTAGTAAATCGCTATTAAATTTACGCATTTGCTAACTCCTTATTTTGTTTTTCAGCCAGTCTTCTCTGCTTCATAGCCATCAGCCGACCATAGTGCATCCTGTCTTCTAATCGCCAGTCGTAATACTCCATCTTGCATAGCTTCGTTAAATTGAAAACCATGTTATTCATTTCTGCTTCGATTTCTTCCAATGTTTTCTTAGGCATTAAAAAATCTCCATTATTCTGAACTCGTCTAATTCATACATCGAATCAATATTGCCAGCGTTAAATTCCATCAACTCATCTTCAAGAAATTCATTCAAGGCATCTAGGGCTTCGGTATATGTCCTATAAATGGAGGGGATCATTACTCCGTTTTCATCCTCCTCCGACCAACAGTTAATCCAACCATCGCACAGGGTGTAGTGTTGAACTTCAAACATCAGTCTTCCTCCACTACTCTTGAATGTTTGATATTGGTTATTTCATTCACTTCAAGATCATCGGTGATCCAATGATCTATCTGCTCGCCTGAGTCATATAGATCCCCACGCAAAACCATATCTTTGGCTTGCTCCATCGTGTAAGCACATACGGAGTATTGCTTGTGAACCAAACAAGTCTCACTGGTTTCAACTAAGTAAACATTTTTCATTCGATATCCTCATCGTCATCGGTTTGTTCTACATCGTAGACAACATGGTCATATTCGCCTACCAAGTGAAAGTCGCACTCAGGCAAGGCTTTACCCTTTTCCCAAGCATCGGCTTCACTGGTGGCTTCTATAACCCTCTCATACATCACATTGGTCTCAGCCCTGATAATGTATTTAGGCATGATTACCTCATCACTGGTAAACAACTTTGTTTTTCATCAGAAGTAAACAATGCACCTCCACTGTTTCCCTCATCATCACAACTGGGGAAAAACCACAATCCGTCATGCGTTTGAAAGGCAACAACCCTTTCATGCCAACCCATGTCTTCAGTCTCTTGTTGCGTTAAATACCGAACATTGACAATGCGTTTGTGAAGCAATAGTTTCTTGGCCTCATCATTCCAATATTTGTCGTAATCTTTGATATCTTTCATAATCAGCACTCCAAAAAGTTAAATGGCAAATGAACCTCTGCAACCTTATCGCCATTGGCATCAATAACGACAACGGCAAACACTTTGTCGTCTTCGTCTTTACGCACCATGACATAACCTCCTTGCTTTACAACTTGGTCATTCTCGGTGTCCCATACATCAAAATTGACAACCACTGATCCATTGTCAAGAGACTCATAATTCATTTGAATCTGCTCGTAAGCATCTAATCCAAACTCATCTAATACTGGATCGTGATTGCCCTGATATCCGTCTTCGCATATGTTTTGCATGGTTATCTCCTTACCAACTGGCTTGATAGCTAAATGAATACTCGTCAGGTAATGTCAAGACCTTATCCAACCCCTCAACAGTGTTCTTCAGGTCTTCGTAATACCATTCGTCTTTTTTGTAAGAACCAAAGAAGAATCCCTCAGTCGGCTCTAAGTCGGTTTCCCTTTCAGCATCAGGATGCTCAAGGATGTCTTTGCAAAGATCACGCAGTGTTACCAACTGTTCTCGATCTACCTCATATTCTCGGCAGTTATCCTCACCATCCTGAACAACATTGACGAACCATCCATGAATGGCATTGGCTTTTCTCCAATACATCGCATCCAGTGATATCTCTTTAGCAACCAAACTTGAACCATTAAATCGTTTCTCAAAGTCAGGCTCTACTCCAATGGCTTCATTGATCTTGGCAGATAACTCCTTATCGGCATCAGACCAAAGGTATTTCTTAGCGGTTAAATACATATCTAAACCCATGTTAATTCTCCTAGCAGTTAATCAAAGACAAGTAAGTAATTTGCGGTCTCGTCATACGACTTTGCGGTCTCATACTTACTTGTTTCGCCATTACTCTTGGCTCATCAGTTTGATAGAACTGTAAATTCCCTATTGGCTAACTTTGATATACGGCAAAGATTCCCTTGACTGGTCTTGAATACATTTCTCTTTGTCCCATATTCAACATAGGTAAAGGTGTCCTCTTCAACCCTCCCAGTAGAGAATGAGAATGACATCGGATGGGCAAACTTCACAACATCGCCAAACTTTAACTTTGGTTTCTTGACACTGGCATTTGCCAAGCATCGCTCTCGCCATTGTTTAGCACTTGTATTGAACGGCATACCTAATGCGTTAAGAGTCGTAATAAGGCTCTTGGGAGCATCAAAGTAATAGGGCAATACAGTCTCCCCCATATTCTTGTAATAAATCCAATCAGGATCTTCTCTGCGTTTCTCAGTCAAGATAACCATGCCTTCATGGTGTTTGATCCCAGTGGCTTTCTCCTCTTGCCAACTAATGCAATATGCGGTGTTGCCACGCATTGAGATATTGGTTAGCCACCATTTGTGGGTATCGTTTTCTTGCGTAAATTCTTTAATCAAAAAGTCTTTGCGACTGATTTTGAAAAAGCATTGTGTCCCAGTCCATCCCATGTTATTCCTCCTCAATATTGAAAAGTGTTTTCATATGATTTTCGAGATAATTTAACTTCATAATTTGCTCATCTACAAAATCACGCATATTGGTAAACTCGTTAAAACCCTCCAACTTAATACCTTTTAAATAATTGTTTTTATCCAAGTCCAAAAGGTCAAAATAAACCTCTTGAACAGTGGTAAATAGATTTGATTCAATTCCCATGCTAGTGCTCCTCTATTGGCTCATATACATCTGATTGTGAATACCCTGAAAGGATCTCAGGGCGGTATTTGCTTAACTTCTCTTCCACGCATGAATCGCATACTCGGCATAGGAAGATCCCTTGAGCATCGTATTCATCCCATACATAACCCTCGTGCTCGTGCATTAGAACCCTCCAGTCTTGATAAAAAGGTAAATTGCTTGTGGGAATACATAAAAGGCTATGTATGCCCAAGCAACGACCAATATGGTGTTTACTAACCAGTCATGCTTGGGGAACATTATTCGAAGTCCTTTCCTACTTCCACTCCGTTTTTGCGGAGCAGTGCTATTGCATGGTCATTGAGACTCATAACCCCATCGTATTCAGATAGGGAGCGTTTTCCATCTTTGTCGATATCGAACCAAAGACCAATGTATTCAAAGGCAACATCAGGAATATCCCATTCGATAAACCCAGTGTTGTCCTTGTTGAAATACAACTCCAGTGTGGATTCGTGTGTGCCAATGTCTCGCTCCCCCCAACTTCCCTCAAGGAAAAGGGGAGACTTGACTGTCATCGTGTCAATCAAGTCTGCCATGATCAATACTCCGAAGTAAGCATCAGAACATTGTCCGTAAGGAAGAACCGATACATCCCATCAGGGCAATCAGTCAGGGCAATATGCTTTTGCTTTATGATGTTGCAGTCTCCGTCTTCCACGCAGATATCTGCTTTACCATCCTCAACGGCTAACTGGATGGAGAGCAGTGGCTCTTTAGCCAACAGTGGATAGTATTCACTGGCAACGATATCCAAGAACCAGTAGCAACCACCTTGATCGGCAAAGTATTGAACCCCATCAGTGTGAACCAACTTAGGGGTAAACAGGTTAGTGCGGTGATACGACTCAGTGCCATAGAACTGGGATAAGTCGATTGTTTTCTTTACAGTTTGTGTTTCCAATTTGAACTCCTAGCAGTTAATGATTACCGAATGGCAATCCCGATACCCCAAAGGGCATCAGGATTACAGCACTCAAGACCGATTTAAGAACTCAGCTACTTTCAAGGCTTCATCCTCATATGCGAACAATGCCATGATCTCCCCATTCTCATCTTCAATAGCGTATGGGAACTTAGGATCACTACAAGCAATTACTCCAAACATAATCAATCTCCTTAAAATGTCTTAACCCAAATTCGGGCATTGTCGGCAAGGTCATACAGATCAGCCATGATGTAGTCAATCTCTGCGGTGTCATCAGCATATGAGAAAGACTCAGCGATCTGCTCTAAGTCTTCAGTGATGCCACTGCGATCTGCCCAAGACTGGTGTGTTTCAATGAACAACTGGATGCGAGTAGATGCCCTCTTAGCAAAGGTAAGAGCATCCTCAGTCTGCTCAAAGGTCTCCATAAGATCAGTGATGTCTAGTGTTTGTTTCCAATTAGCCATTTGTTTCTCCTAGCGGTTTGTCAAAGACAGTCTTACGACTGTTTCGGGCATTAGCCCATCATCAGTTTGACTGGGTAAATTCTCGCTTGATAGCAACCATATGCTCAATGTTCTTAAGGGCTTTAGGTAAATCCATATCAACTTCAGATAACAACTCAAGGATGTCTCCGTCTAACCAATGTTCGTTTACTACATTCCAATCTCTTTCTCTAGCAATCATGCGAACTGCTCCAATGATCATCAACTCATCAGCGTTTGTTGGTGTGTAGGTTATCTTCATAATTACTCCTAGTAGGTGGTTTGTTTATTCATTCATCTAGTGAATGAGATTAAATCTTAAACCATAAATACTTGACTTGCATAGTATTTATTAAAAATATTTTTAGCCCTTATAGAATAAGGCTCTCATGGCGATAAGAGACTGCCTAAAATCCCTTACTTGTGTATCAGGGCTCACAAAAATGGAAAGCATGGCTCTATGGCTCGCCTGAATGACCCTAAAAGGCGGTCTCACCTTAACAGTGAGAGAGAGATAGTAGTAAGGGAGAGAAGACTATTGATGTCCTTTACAGAACTGTCCTATACTTGGGGGGTATAAATATACCCATTGAATACTATGCCTAACACCAAGAGAAGACTAACCAAGAAAGAGATAGCTGAAGGCATGAAAGCAGTGCCGATTGAGACCATCATTCTCGGTAGCCAGTCTAAGCAAGGGATCAAGCTAACCAAGAAACAAAAGGCATTTGCTGAACAAGTCGTGGCTACTGGGAACAAGAGCGAAGCCTACCGCAGAGCGTATAACACTAAGGGCAAGAGAGAGACTGCTGGAGTAGAAGCAAGTAAGCTCTCACGCTCCCCAAATGTGGCTACATACATAACGGCACTGGAAGCACAGAAAGAGGTGGAGGAATATCTATTACCCCCTCGTTTGAGGGCTATGGCAATCCATAAACTCTCCAGCATGGCTCTGAATGATGACTTGCCCCCCGCCCAGCAACTCAAGGCGTTAGAGCTGGTAGGCAAGATGACTGAGGTGGCATTGTTCACTGAGAGACGGGAACTGGTGCATACGATGGATAGCACCACGCTCAAGGCCAAGCTGATGGAAGCAGTCCAACTGGCGATCAAGAACAGTAATAGTCTGAGGGTATCGACCAAGAGAACAGCCGAGCAACTGCTCGCTGAGATCAATGACCCAGTCGATGTAGTCTCTCGTGAGGTGCATGATGATGGCAGTCAGGATGATCAGGAACAATCCCAAGAGGATTCCATCTCTGAAACTGGGGATACTGGCTCTTCTTTTCCCATTTCCGACCCCCCACCGAGTGCCACCACCCCTTTTTTGCCCGTGCTCGATGCGGATCATTTGCATAGTATTTCACACATTCAATCACCAACAAATCTCACCCTAACACCTGTTACGGTGACAAATCCTTTAGAATCAAGTACTTCCGAAGAGCTAAGTATTAACCCTAACCAGTTAATCCCTATGGGGGAGGGGGTACAAAATCCTAACTGGGAAGAGAGAAACACGGTTTTAGAAACCCCCCCGTCATCTTTTTCTAATCAAAAAGGGTAGGGGGGTATATGGATAGAGAACAATGGCTAATCATTTTGATACTGATAACAGTGATTTTCTTATGGGCAGGGATCGTATGACCGATATTGAAATAGAAGTTGCAGCACTAGACAGGGCGATTGCTCACTTAAAGTTATTAAGGGATGCCGTAGCTTGCCAGTCTTTGCCTATGAATGAGTTTGGGATTCGTAAGAAACAATACCATTGGGTAACTGGTGAAGCAGCCAGTTCTAAAGTTTACGAACCTGGCATGGAGGATTGTGGCAAATGACTCCTGCTCAAAAAGAAGTCTTTCATGTCATTGAAAAGTTCTGGGAGGACTTTGGCTTTGGTCCGACTATTGATGACGTGATGAGAATGACGGGTTATCGGGGGCGTGGAGGTACGGCTAGGAAAATGAAAATCCTAATTGAAATAGGGGTTTGCAAAGGGAACATGAAGTACTCTCGTAGCATCAGACCAGCGTACATCAAACTAAGGAATTTGAATGGATGAGCTGTTAGACATCATTGACCAGCTGCCTGAGGAGGATCAGGCAAAGCTACGTCCTTTGGCGTTGGCTTATCAAGATGCAGTAACTCGTGAAACTGGGCAAATTGACTTTATGTCGTTTGTAGAAACCATGTGGCCCAATTTTATTCATGGCGAACATCACGCATTAATGGCAACAAAATTTGAGGAGATTGCCAGTGGAAAAATTAAACGCCTTATTATTAATATGCCACCTCGTCATACGAAGTCTGAGTTTGCCAGTTATCTTTTGCCAGCTTGGTTCTTAGGAAAATTCCCTAATAAGAAAATCATTCAATGTTCTAACACGGCTGAACTTGCAGTTGGTTTTGGTCGAAAGGTGCGTAACTTAGTAGACGGAGAGGCATATGCCAAAGTATTCCCTAATGTTGCTCTTAGATCGGATAGCAAGGCTGCTGGTCGTTGGAGTACTAATGCTAACGGGGAGTATTTTGCTATTGGTGTTGGCGGTACTGTTACTGGTAAAGGTGCTGATCTTCTCATTATTGATGACCCTCATTCCGAGCAAGAAGCAGCACTTGCAGCTGGGGATCCTAGCGTTTTTGATAAGGTGTACGAGTGGTACACTTCAGGTCCTCGCCAGCGTTTGCAGCCTGGAGGATCTATTGTAGTTGTGATGACCCGTTGGTCTAAAAGGGATCTGACGGGAAAAATCTGCCAAGCGATGGTGGACAGAGACGGTGATGAATGGGAAATCATCAGCCTTCCAGCGATAAAAAGAAACGAAAAACCCCTTTGGCCTGAGTTTTGGAGCTACGAGGAACTTGATAAACTAAGGATAGAACTACCGCTTTCTAAGTGGCAAGCCCAGTATCAACAAGATCCGACCTCTGAAGAAGGTGCTCTTGTAAAACGGGAATGGTGGAGGGTCTGGGATAAAGAAACCCCTCCCCCTTGTGATTACATTATCCAATCTTGGGATACGGCATTTACAAAATCAGAACGGGCTGACTATTCAGCGTGTACGACTTGGGGAGTGTTTTACCTAAATGAAGATAAAACGGATGCTAATATCATTTTATTGGATGCGTTTAAAGAGAGAATGGAGTTCCCCACTCTTAAACAGCGAGCCTATGATATGTATAAAGACTGGGAACCAGATTCGTTCATTGTTGAAGCGAAAGCATCTGGTGCTCCACTTATATTTGAACTTAGAAGGATGGGTATTCCTGTTCAAGAGTTTACACCGACTAGGGGTAACGATAAAATATCTCGTGTTAATAGCGTATCTGATTTGTTTGCAAGCGGTAAAATTTGGGCACCAAGAAAACGCTGGGCTGAAGAAGTAGTAGAGGAATTAGCAGCATTTCCCAATTCAGATCACGATGACTTAGTAGACTCCACAACCCAAGCACTGTTAAGATTTAGAAGAGGTGGCTTTATTACGCTGCAAAGCGATGAGCCAGATGAGCCACAAGAATTTAGGCGTAAAAAAGGTTATTACTAAGGATCCTTATGTCAATCGATAAAGCAATGTATGCAGCCCCCCAAGGTTTACCTGATTTAGAAGGACCAGATGTTGAAATTGAAATTGTTGACCCTGAAGAGGTAGACGTAAAAGTTGGTGGAATAAAAATCCAAATGGAAGGCGAGGAGATTGAAGACTTTGATGCAAACCTTGCTGAATATTTGCCTGAATCGGTTTTACTACAAATTGCCAGCGAACTCTTAGAAGATTTCCAATCGGACATTGATTCTAGACGTGACTGGATTCAAACCTATGTTGATGGCTTAGAACTTCTTGGCTTAAAGATTGAAGAGCGTTCAGAACCTTGGGAAGGTGCTTGCGGTGTTTACCATCCAGTCTTAGCCGAAGCCGTCATTAAATTCCAATCTGAAACCATCATGGAAACCTTTCCAGCAGCTGGTCCAGTCAAGGGCGAAATTGTTGGTAAAGAAACATCAGAGAAAAAAGATGCTTGTGAGCGTGTTGTAGAAGACATGAACCATGAGCTTACCGATGTGATGCAAGAGTTTCGCCCTGAACATGAGCGTATGCTCTGGGGTGTAGGACTTTCAGGTAACGGATTTAAAAAGGTTTATGTAGATCCAAGCCTAGATCGTCAAGTATCAATGTATATTCCTGCTGAAGATTTGGTTGTTCCTTACGGTGCTTCTAGTCTTGAATCCGCAGAACGCATTACCCATGTGATGCGTAAAACAGAAAACGAACTTAAACGCCTACAGTATGAAGGGTTCTATCGTGATTTAAATCTAGGATCGCCAGATAACGTCTTAGATGAAATTGAAAAGAAAATTGCAGAAAAATTAGGCTTTAGGGCATCTACTGATGACCGTTTTAAAGTCCTTGAAATGCACTGCCACCTTGATTTAGAAGGTTTTGAGCACACAGATAAGCATGGCGAACCA